CATTTAAGTTTTTAGGTAAAAAACCTTTTACTAAAAAAACAATAAACCCAGAGGCTGGTGGTAAAGACTATGAGGCTATGGGTGATGCCGCTAGAAAAAAAGAGCAAAAGCTTAGCGCTGAAACCGGCGGTGTTGATTACGAAGCTAAATTAAAAGTTCAAAAAGAAATGTCACCACTTAAAGGCGCTTATTCTTCTGGAGCTGGTGGTTCTGTTTATGTATCTACAGCTGGCGCTTTTCAAAATCTTCAAGATAAAATATCTGCAGGTATACAAACCAATATAGCAAACGAAAAGTTCAAAAACTTCTCATGTCCAGAAGGGCAGCGAAAAACCATTGATAAAAATGGAAACCTTACTTGCTCAACATAACAATGGCATTTAAAATAACTCCACCTTACTCAATGGATAATACTCCAATTTACAACGTAAACATGGAAGATGGCGTTATGGGTAAAGCTAATAAAAACGGTACTATAATTCTAAACAAAGATTTAGACGCTTCGCAGTGTGAAAAAGTTATCGCACATGAAAAAGTTCATATAGACCAAATGAAACGTGGAGACCTTGATTACGACGATAAATACGTATATTGGAAAGGTAAAAAATATTCAAGAGCACAAATGAAAGAAGGTGCTAAAAACTTGCCTTGGGAAGCTGAGGCTTATAGAAAAGTAAAGTAACAAATAATATAAACAAGTAATAATAAGACAATGGCCTACAAACAATCACCAGGAAGAATGAATATGCCTAAAACAGGTAGAGATATTCCAACGAATATGGTAAATCCTAATACAAAGCAAACTGTTTCAGAGAAAACTGCCGCTGCTAGTAGAGCAAAAGGCAAAATGGCTTCTGTTAAAGCGGACATAAAAGCTGGAAAACATAAACCAGGTAAAAAAGTAAAAGTTACAACATCTTCAGGAAAACAAATAGAATTAGACACAAGAAGCTCATCATATAAAGCTTTGCAGCAAAGAAAAGCAAAAAAAGAAAACAAACCAAGCAAGGAGTTTAAAAATGTCGCTATTTCAAAAGACAAGACTATTGCAATGGAAGTTAGAGGGTAATAATGAAAAAGATTTGGCAATGGCTTACGGGTTCCGTCATAAAAGAAGTTGGCGAGGTTTTAGATAATCTTACAACAACTAAAGAGGAAAAACTAGAAGCACAACGTCTTATTACAGAAATTCTTGAGAAAGCTGACAAGGAGGCTCAAGAGCAAGTTACAAAAAGATGGGAGTCAGATATGCAGTCTGATTCTTTTTTGTCTAAAAATATTCGCCCAATGGTACTTATATACTTAACAGTTATATTTACTGTATGTGCGTTTTTTGATGGAAACATCGGAGAATTTAAAATAGCAGAAGAGTATATCCCAATATTCCAAACTCTTCTTGTTACAGTTTATGGAGCTTACTTTGTAGGTAGAACTTGGGAAAAAGCAAAATCAATAACAAATAACAAAAATTAAATTTAATCAAATGGCAAAAATTAAAGAAGAACAGTTAAAAGAAATCGTTGAATTACAAGGTAAACTTGGTCAAATACTTTCTAACATCGGAGTTTTAGAATCACAAAAACACGGTTTACTACACGATGTGGTCGCAGCGAACAAAGAGTTAGAAGACTTTAAAGCAAAACTAGAAGAAGAGTATGGAGCTATTTCTATAGATCTTTCAACTGGTGAGTATACTGAAGTTAAAGAAGAAGAGGCTAAAACAGAGGAATAATGGATTCAGTCATTAGAAAAATCAGTATTGGATCTGATTACAAAAATGACGCCATGCACTATTCTGTAGGCCAACAGGTTTACGGAGGTCACGAGATAGCTTATATTTTATTTAACGAAAAAGATTCGTCATATAACATACATATTAAAAAAAATAACGAGGTTTTACCTTGGAAAAAGTTTAATAAAAATATGGCGGTATCTATAGAGTATGATTTAGAGTATTAATGAATTCTTTATATGACTTTATAGTAAAGCCAGTTGGAGACAAATATAGTAATACAATTAAAGTTGGTGATAAAGACTTAGTTGTTAATACTAAAATTGAAAACTGGAAATTTGTAAACAGAATAGCAGAGGTAGTTCAAGTGCCTTTGGCTTTTAAATCTGTTATTAGCAAAGGTGATGAAGTTGTAATACATCAAAATGTATTTAGAACTTTTTATGATATGAGAGGCGAAAAGAAAAAGAGTAGGTCGTTTTTAAAAGACGATCTACATCTTTGCGCCCTTGACCAAATATACCTTTGTAAAAACAATGGTGTTTGGCGTACTTTAAACGATAGATGTTTTATTTCACCTATAAAAGAAAAAGACAATCTAAAAGGTGATAAAGAACGCAGCCTTGTTGGTATATTAAAATATAGTAATAGCTCGCTAGAAGCGCTAGGAATAAACCCAGGAGATGTTGTAGGCTTCAAGCCCAATGGCGAATGGGAATTTTTAGTTGATGGTGAGCGTCTTTATTGTATGAAATCTAATGATATTGTAATTAAGTATGAACGTAAAGGAGACGAAGAAAAATATAATCCAAGCTGGGCGCAGAGCGGTTGAAGAGCTAATTAAAGTAGCTAAAGAACCTATTGTAGATTCAGATGATGATATCTCTGCAGACAGACTTAAAAACGCTGCAGCTACAAAGAAACTCGCTATATTCGATGCTTTTGAAATATTAACTAGAATAGAAAACGAGCAGGAGCTGTTAGAAGATAAACCTAAAGAAGTTAAAAAAGAAAAAACTTTTAGAGGGTTTGCAGAAGGGAGGTCTAAATAATGTACGAACAAACTTTATACAAGGTACTAGATGACTATATAAAACCACACGCTATAGCTAAAATGAATAAGGCTAAAAAATGGGAGTATGGTTACAATGAAGATTATGATCTTATTATCATTAGTAAAACCGGTGAGATAGGTGAAATATACGAAATACAAAATCTTAGAATAGCTTTACCTAAAGCTAAGAACGTAAAAAAATTTGAAGGTAATAAGTGGCAATATACAGAATATCCTAAAGAACTTAAAAAAATAAAGTCTGTGTTCGATTGGGAGGAATACCCAGTAGACTTTAAGGAAAAATGGTATGATTACATTGATAGTGAATTTAATAAAAGAGAACAAGGGTTTTGGTTCTATAATAAGAGTGTGGCTACTTACGTTACTGGCTCTCATTATATGTACTTGCAGTGGAGCAAAATTGACGTTGGGCAACCAGACTTTAGGGAATCAAACAGATTATTCTTTATATTCTGGGAGGCTTGTAAAGCCGACGCACGATCTTATGGAATGTGTTATCTTAAAAACAGACGTTCCGGATTTTCTTTTATGTCTTCAGCAGAAACCGTTAACGTGGCGACAATTACGTCAGATGCACGGTACGGTATCTTGTCTAAGTCTGGCCCCGATGCTAAGAAAATGTTCACAGACAAGGTTGTACCAATATCAGTCAACTACCCGTTCTTTTTCAAGCCAATACAGGACGGTATGGACAGGCCAAAGACAGAACTTGCCTATAGAGTCCCAGCCACCAAGTACACCAGGCGTAAACTCGAAACCAACGAAAAGCTTCAAGAGCTTGACGGTCTCGACACAACAATCGACTGGAAAAACACGGGGGACAACTCCTACGACGGGGAGAAACTAAAGCTACTAGTCCACGATGAAAGTGGTAAGTGGGAAAGACCTAATAATATATTAAACAACTGGCGAGTTACAAAAACTTGTTTAAGATTAGGTAGTAGAATTATTGGTAGATGCATGATGGGAAGTACATCAAACGCGCACGATAAAGGAGGTAAAAACTTTAAAAAACTTTATGATGACTCAGATGTTACCCAAAGAAACGCCAATGGACAGACTCGCAGCGGATTATATTCTTTGTTCATACCTATGGAATGGAACTACGAGGGATACATTGACGCTTATGGGTTACCTGTATTCGACACACCAAGTAAACCGGTTGAAGGACCTCAAGGTGAAAAGATAAAAATAGGTGTAATAGAATACTGGGAGAACGAAGTAGAAGGTTTAAAGCAAGATCAAGATGGTCTTAATGAATTCTACAGACAGTTTCCTCGTACAGAAAAACACGCTTTTAGAGATGAAACAAAACAATCTTTGTTTAATCTAACTAAGATATACGAGCAAATAGATTTTAATGAAGACATGCGTAACTCTATAAATGTTACAAAAGGTAGTTTTCAATGGGAAAATAGTGAGCAAGACAGTAGAGTTGTGTTTGCCCCAAATAAAAATGGTAGGTTTTTAGTATCATGGATACCACCTCTTCATTTGCAAAATAAAAAATATAGTAAAAACGGTAGGTTCTACCCTGGTAATGAACATATAGGTGCATTTGGATGTGACCCTTATGATATTTCAGGTACGGTAGATAAAAGAGGTTCTAACGGATCTTTACATGGCTTAACTAAGTTTTCAATGGAAGACGCGCCGCCAAATCATTTTTTCTTAGAATATATAGCAAGACCGCAAACTGCTGAGATATTTTTTGAAGATGTTTTGATGGCTTGTGCTTTCTATGGTATG